AAAACGATAAGCCTTTAAAATGGGGTAAGATAGATTTAGTTGGCATGGATATATATGAAAAGATATACGATGCTAAAAAAAAGATGTCCCTAATGCTTGATGAGCTTAAATCAGATTATATAGTTGTAGAGGGTGCCATACTTGTTAGATCACCAGATGCTGTGATAAAATTATCATATGTATATGGCGTTGTTATTGCTGAGCTAATGTCTACTGGGGCTAAGGTTATTACTATATCGCCGTCTTCTTGGCAGGCATACATAAAGAACAGTAACCCCACAAAGGCGGAAAAGGAAGCAATAAGATTAAAGCACCCAGGGTATGCTGACTCATGGTATAAGAATCAAATTCGTAATATGAGAAAACAAAGAACCGTAGACTATTTTAATACCAAATATGGGCTATCGTTAACAGACTTTGACGTAGCAGATTCATTTGGTATTGCACATTATGCAAATAAGGTGTTGACAGAGCGATGAAATTATATCAAAGTAAAGAGTGGCTATTTAGAAGATACCTTGTTCAAAAGAAAACAGTTACAGAAATAGCAAAAGAATGCAATGTCTCTGCTATGACCATACAGAGATACCTAGACCAGTTTGGACTAATTAAAAAAAGATGAGTATTGAAAAGATTATTTGGCAAACCTATGAAACTTCTTACGACGACCTTCCTGACTATGCAAAAGAAAGCGTGGGTACATGGAAATATCAAAATCCTGAATGGCAGCATGGATATATGAGTGGTCCAGATAGAGAGTCTTTCTTTAAAGAAAATTTTTCTGATGAAGTATACAATACATATATTAATTTGCCTTTAGGTGTAATGAAGGCTGGTTTGTGGAGATTTGCTATTCTTTATATTAATGGTGGAGTTTATGCAGATATGGATACTCATTGCAAAGCACCAATTTCAGACTGGCTAAGCGATGAAAATGATGTGTTGCTAGACATTGAAAGAGACACCCCATGGCTTGCTACACAAGTAATTGCATCTAAGTCTGGTAGTCCAGTGATGAAAGCCGCAATAGATTTATGTGTGAAAAGATGTGCAGACGGAATAGTTAAGCATAATCACATGGTTCATTATTATACCGATGTTCAAATGTTTACTGATGCAATTTATAAAGAGCTGGGAGTAAATCCATACGAAAAGCCTTTAACGGAATGGGCACCAGAGCTTATGGAAATGGATTGGTTAAAAAATAATAACGTAAAAATATTAAACGGAGAAGAAGCAAGACGCCTGCTTGATAGAGATGTTGTTCATTTATATTGGGGCGACGACAGAGAAGCTGGTTGGATTGCATGGAAAAAGGATCCAATGGTAAATGAATCGTATCCTGATGGATTTAATCCTCATGAATGGAAAGAATAATGTCTACCATAGGAATTTTACCAGCATCTGGTAAAGCAGCTAGAATTGGCGGCATACCAAAATTTTGTTTACCAATATCTGATGAAAGATCTTTGTTGCAATGGCATGTTGAACAAATGCTAGAGGTTTGTGATGAAGTTAGAATTTCTACAAGAGCCGAGTGGGTTCCTATTATTCAAAATATGGACATGAATATTAAACTAATTGTTCGTGAGCCATCAACCATGTCAGATGCAGTAAAGTTTATGGTTGGAGACTATAACGATACGGTTTTAGTTGGAATGCCAGATACATATATACATGCATGTCAAAAAAATATATATAAGGAAATGATGTCCTCACCAGGAGATCTTGTTCTTGGAACATGGGATTGCAGTGAAGATCTAAAGGGAAGGGTGGGTCAAGTATTGTTATCTGGAGATAAAGTTCTTTCTTCTATGGACAAGACTTTTTCTTGTGAATATCCTCAGATGTGGGGTACTATGCTATTCCGTAAAAATTTGATAAGATACATAGATCCTAGCTTGGAGCACCCAGGAAAACAAATACAAGAGTGGCTTGATATGAATTTAGATGTTAGGGCGGTAAGGCCAGGTGGAAAGTATATGGATATAGGAACACTAAAAGGTCTTAAACAATTATATAAGGAGATGGAATAATGGGATTTACATCATATCCAAATAAAGAAAACGGTTACCAAATGTGGGTAACAGACTTACAGTTAATGGCAACAGACGCTCCTTCAGGACATAAGATAATTGTAGAGTGTCTTGAGATGGCAGAAATGCTAATTAATAAAAATATATCGTACGGAGACTCAGCATTAAGTCCTATTCGTATATTTTCTCAGGCGGATAACCAAGAGCAAATTAAAATTCGTATTGATGATAAGATAAATCGTATTAAGAATGGCGCAGGCTTTGCAGGAGATAATGATATTGACGATATGATTGGTTATTTAATCTTACTTAAAATTGCTAAGAAACTTGCTATTTCAGTCGACTAGAAGTATAATGAGGTAATATGGAAATTGAATTAGCAGATCATTATGATCGCATGAATAAGGTTGTTGAGGAATTACTCAAGGGCAATAGCCCAACACAGATTGCCACAATTACTGGCTTTAAAAGGGCAGAGGTTGTAGATCTAATAGACAACTGGAAGTCTGTTGTTCACAACGACACTTCATCAAGAGATCGTGCTAAGGAAGCTATTTCTGGAGCAGACCAACACTATGCCATGCTTATTAAAGAGGCCTGGAAAACCGTAGAAGATGCGGATCTATCTGGCCAATTAAATGTTAAGGCAAATGCACTTAAGTTAATTTCAGACATTGAAACAAAGAGAATTGGAATGCTTCAGCAGGTTGGTTTGCTAGACAACGCCGAGCTTGCAACACAGATTGCAGACACAGAAAGAAAGCAAGACATCCTGGTTAAAATATTAAAAGAAGTTACTTCAATATGCCCTAAATGTAAAATGGAGGTAGCTAAGAGATTATCTCAAATCACAGGAATTGTTGAGTCTGTTGTGATTGAGGATGCCGATGTCGTTTAATTTTTCAGATTTAATTGACATCTTGGATGGCGAAGAGTTTGACGAAAAGCCAGTAGATCTTAAAACATTTGTAAACAGCCCAGAATATTTGGGGCTTCCGCCATTATCAGAATTTCAGTATACTTTAATTGAAAAAAGTTCTCAAATTTATAAAGAAGCAACTCTTATTAAATTGTTTGGCGAGGACGAAGGAAGAATTATAGCTAAGCAAACCGCTAATGAAGTTGTTGCACAATTAGGTAAAGGATCTGGAAAAGACTACTGTTCCACAATTGCTGTTGCTTACATTGTATATTTGTTGTTGTGTTTAAAAGATCCTGCAACTTATTATGGAAAGCCACCAGGCGACTCTATTGATATTATCAACATTGCTATTAACTCACAACAAGCAAACAATGTTTTTTTTAAAGGTTTTAAGACAAGAATTGATAGGTCACCTTGGTTTGCTGGAAAGTATAATGCAAAGGCCTCTGAGATACAGTTTGATAAAGCCATTACAGTTCACTCTGGCCACTCTGAGCGTGAAGCGTGGGAGGGATACAACGTTATCGTTGTTATCCTTGATGAAATTTCGGGATTTAGTATTGAAAATACCACGGGACACGAGCAGGCTAAAACTGGTAGCGCAATATACGACATGTATAGAGCATCAGTAGACTCACGTTTCCCAGATTTTGGTAAGGTTATCCTGCTTTCTTTCCCAAGATATAAAAATGATTATATTCAACAAAGATATGACGCTGTCGTTGCAGAAAAAGAAACTATTGTAAGAACTCACAAATTTAAAATGTATGAGGACATACCTGATGGAACAGACGGAAATGAGTTTGAAATCCAATGGGAAGAAGATAATATTATTTCCTATAAAATTCCTAAGGTATATGCTCTTAAAAGACCTACATGGGAAATTAATCCAGTAAGAACAATTGATGATTTTAAAACAGCTTTTTATACAAACCCTACAGACGCTCTATCAAGATTTGCCTGTATGCCGCCAGAATCTATTGATGCATTTTTTAAATCAAGAGAAAAAATTGAAAAGGCATTTAGCATAGGAGCACAGGCTGTTGATAAGTTTGGAAGACTTGAAGAGTGGTTTACTCCAGATCCAGATAAAGTTTATTTTATTCACGTAGACTTAGCGCAGAAACATGACCACTGTGCAGTAGCAATGTCTCATGTTCAAAAGTGGGTTAATGTAAAAGTTACAGATACCTATTCTCAACCAGCTCCTATTATTGAAGTAGATGCAGTTAGGTACTGGACCCCAACAAAAGATAAGTCTGTTGATTTTACTGAAGTTAAAGACTATATACTTTCTTTAAGATCTAGAGGATTTAACATAAAGGTGTGCACGTTTGACCGATGGAACTCGCATGACATGATGCAACAATTAAAACAATACGGAGTAAACACCGAAATATTGTCTGTTGCAAAAAAACATTATGACGACATGGCTATGATTGTTGCAGAGGAAAGAGTCATTGGCCCACACATACCGCTTCTTGTGGACGAATTATTGCAACTAAGAATTATGAGAGATAGAGTTGATCACCCAAGAAAAGGGTCTAAAGACTTAGCTGATGCTGTATGCGGATCTATATTTAACGCTATCAGCAAAACAAGATTTACAAGTAATGAAGAAATAAATATACATACGTATGAGTCAATGAGCTTTGAGCAGGATTTTAAAAGAGACGAAGATGAAACGGTTATGAATATGATTAGAGCACCAAGAATGCCAAATGACTTGGCGGAAGCGATAGAAGGAATGACAATACTATGAGCATATATCAAGAAAAAGCTAAAGAATGTAAATGCTGTGGAAAGCATGTTCCCCTGCCAACAGTACTTAAAGAGTATAACGAGGTAATGCTTTGCCCTACTACATTTGCCAATGTTACAGAGTATAAAAGACTATGGAAAGTGCTTGGTTCTAGGCCATCTGGAAATATAAGAAAACACTTTTCTGATTATGTTCAGCAATTAGTTGAAACCAGCATAGACAAAAATGAAGACGGTACGCTATAATATGAATATGGAGCCAGAAGATTCAGAAATGCTAGACTATTACATACAAATAGGTGCAATTGAAATTGCTGGAATTGCAGAAGACGGGGAGTTTATATTTGGAATAACAGACCTTGCAAAAGAATTGGCTCCAGATTTATGGCAAGCTCATCAAGATCACGTAGACAGCTCACTACTTGAATTATATGAAATGGGTTTAGTAAACGTAACCTATGATGAAAGCTTAAAGCCAATATTTGAATTAACTGAAGAAGGAAAGATAGTTTCAAAACAATTCGGGCTTATCCAAATAGATAATCCAGATATACCAAACAACTAGGAGAACACAATGCCTTGGCAAATTAAACAAAATGCAGCAGGATGCAGCGGATACGCTGTAGTTAAAGAAGATACTGGTGAGCTAGTGGGATGTCATGCTGGAAGAACTGCAGCAGAAGCACAACTAAGAGCGCTATATGCATCAGAGTCTAATGACAAAAATATGGAAGATAAAAAGAAAAAGATTTTTTAATTAGGTTTACCTCTATAGCTCAGCAGAAGAG